AGCTTCGGTATTAGATTTAGCAGCAGTTATTAACGATCCTTTAGTTACATTATCAACTATAAGGAACGAATCACCTCTGTTTTCACACATGTTAATAGCATCTGATATAATTTTATTATGATGTGTACCACCAAACTGATCTATTACACCAGGTAACAATAATAAGTTAAAATCATATTCATCAGCATTTGCTAATAAACTTAGTGCTTTTCTATATCCACCACTTCCTACAGTAGCAGAAGTAGACATGTTTATACCTTGACTGTTAGTAGCTGTTATTGTTTCGTAAAACTTGAAAGGATGAACTACAGTACCATTACTACCACCACCAAAGGCTCCAGCATCACTACCACTTCCAGTTGCTGGTAAGGACGCAGTAAATTCAGTTTCAGATATCTCACCTTCTGAATCTAAGTAGTTTGGTGTAGTCTGTAGTAGACTTGATACTCTTAGATAAGCTGATTTGTTAGGATATGAACCTGTAGGTTCTAAGAAACTAACGCCAGCTTCACTTTTTAGCGTAAATGTTGCATCACCAATACGTTTTAGAACAAAGTTGTTTTGATCATTTTCATCTAAGGTTAAGCCTTCAAACGTTTCAAGGACTTGCTTCTTTTTAATTGTATCATTTCCTGCTCTTACAACTAAAGTAAAAGTACCTTTGTTTACATTTTTATTACTTATTTCGTATCTTATATTATCAGCTCTACCACCAAAACTTCCACTTACTAGCTGATCATTTTCTATCGAGCTAGTTTGAGGATTTAGTTTACAGTTTGCACCAATAGAACTTGAACTGTTGAATATTGGACCATCACCCAGTACTTCTAATGTCATAAGAGCTGATCCAGCTGTTGAAGCACCTGTGCCTCCACTAAGTGGAACTAGACCTTCTTCATTAAGAACAGCAGCAGCTGCAGTACCACCAATAGATGATGATGCAACAGAAACAACATCTGTTCCTGTACTACCAGTTACTACTAAATTTGTATTGCTTAGATTAGCAGCAGTAAGTCCTGTTTGTGATGTGGTCAAATTAATTGCAGTTACCATGTTATTAATGGTTGCAGTTAGATTTGAGCCAGTAGCAACGTTACGTACATATGAAGATGCAGCTAAGGTTAGATCCTCGTCTTCACCTGTACCTGCGTTACTATATACAAAATCAACTTCACCAAGACCTGTTATATCAAATACGAGTCTATCTCCAAGACCTGATGCTCCTACACCAAATCCTGCAGCAATTTTAATAGATCCTGAATCACCAGCTCCTGCTACTGAAGTTCCTTCAGAATTTATAGATGCAGTAGCTCTTGAGAAACTACCATCCGCTACTCTTACTACGGTAAGCGGTCCACCGTTTTTTAGATATTCCCTGGCAGTATGCGACGTTAGATATTGAAAACTTTTTGATCCACTCTCAACAACTACACCAAATGTTCTTTCAAACTCGGCTAAGTTATTAACTACGGTTGGAACTAGAATTGGACCCTTAAGTGTTGGTCCAACAACAGCTGCTCCTATATCTCCTATAGCAGCAGGTAAAAAAGTTTGATCAATCTCATTGGTAAATACACCAGGACTTATAATTTTTTCAGCCATAGCTAATGTCTCCTAAATGTTGATGAGGTTTGAGCGTTGTAAGTCACGAATAAATATCCCTTACTATTCCAAAACATAAGGGAAAATATGTATATATATTCGATTTAGACGTGATTACTATCTAGGATTGTTGAGGTGTTTCAGCTGGCGTCGGTGTAAACTCACCACTGTTTGGATCTAAGGTACCTGGACCATATTTTTTATTGAGATTATCAACCAACTCTCTTTCTTTTTGTTGGTTTCCCATCCACTGCTCTTTCAGAGAATCTTTTTCTGTATCGATTGAGTCGAGTCCTTGTACCTGGACGATGCGTTGAGCTTCAAGTTGACCCATTCTTTGAGTAAGTTGTTGGTAAGTATCTTGTAATTCAGATAACGACTTCATTTCATCTTCTGAAAATTTAACTGTTTCAGCCATTTATAAACTCCTTAATTAAGTTATAACTAATATAAAATATATTTATATATATATAGTGGTTCATTTCACAAAACCATCAAACTTTATGCGTTTTCCTTAAAGGTAATATTTAGCTTACCTTTTGTATTCTTGTAACTAGTCTCACTTCTAGTACCATACAAATTACTGGTAAATTCTGGAATAATATATCCTTTAACAGTCATATCAAATGCTGTTTTAATTATCCTATCAACACCAACATCATATGCTGTTGCATCGGACATAGCACCGTCCAATCCAACTCTGAACTTATACGATGTACTATCACCAAAATATGTTTCCAGATGTTCAATAAATAATTCCTGTAACGTATTCATTTGACTTATTAGAGATGTTTGCATTGCAATTCTATATCCAAGATCAACAAAGTCTGGCATGCCTGTAACTAATAACTGTTCTACAGGTTTTATACCACGCTGTACAGAAAACCTATCGTATCGATTGGTAGCACTGTATATACGAGCTCTTTGTTTTTGTATAAATTCACCCTTCAGATCATGATCAAAAGATAATGGCATAACATCATTAAAATTTACACTTGTACGTTTTATTACAATAACCGGTAATATGAGAGAACCTTTTCTATCTCTCAATACTCCTCTTCCTCGTACACTATTCCACCGTTCTTCGTTACCATACATAAGAGGTACACTAACCAGTTCACCAGATTCACGTATACTAGGTTTTACATGATTTGTAATATGTTTCATTATAGAAGTATCAATATCTTTTAAGGTTACACTGTAGTTTTTACCAAAATCAGCACCTGCTGCAACATTCTGTTGTTCATTAGAGATTCTGTTAGTTTTATCTTTAGCAGATATCTGAGTTGATCTATCTAACGTTTCTTTAAACGCACCACCTCTATTCGTAATCTGATTAATTGCCACGTCTTAATCTCCTTAACTGTGCAACTTTATTATTAACTTTAGTATTAACTACATCACTTTTTAAGTTATTAGTATCAACTGTGGCAACCTTATATTGACGCTTTATATCAACGTCAACTGCTTTAATAGGTTTATCTTCACCATATATGTCGTTTATTAGTTCCTGTTGGTTTATTTTTACAGGTTTTTCGACTGTGTTAGCGACCTCGACAGCAGGTCTTTTTTTATCTTTATAAACGATAGTCTTATTATGTATAATTGAAATTGCCACTATCTAGGTCTCTCTACTATATTAATGTTGCTTAATCTAGTTCTGTTTGCTTCAGCTACAATAGCATGATTAATTGAGGACTACCTGCAACTAAATTTGGTTCCGTGACACTGTTTATTTCCCAATAATATTCGTTCCATTCAACTAAGTCACTTATCTCAGGAAAAAAATTAATACTACCAGAGCTCAGGTTTGCCCGTTGAAATCTCATTTGTATAGAGGAGTCAACATCTGGACCAGCATCGTTATCCGTAGTTTCAGGAGCATTATATTGTACTAAACAATTTACTCTAAAGCCAATTTTATAATATTTTTGTTCACTTTCACCGTAAATATTACTATCTGTCTCGTTTAGATCTATTTTATAAATGTCAACACTTTGACCAACTACTTCATCAATAACTTCTTCGTTGACACTATTAAAGAAATCAAAATCCTTCTGAGATACAAAAAAGGGTGAACTGTTTACTGTATTTGCCATTGAGTTATCCTATGAAAATTGGTAATGGAGCTTTAGATAATACCTCCTGTACAGCAGCTGCTTGTTCTGCTTCTGCTTTTGACTTTTCCGTTAGACTAAGTGATTCTAAAAATTCTCTTAATTCTTCATTTAGCTGGTTTTTTTCTGCTATAGCTTCTGATTTTAATCCTTCACCATCTAATGTCATCTCACCATCTGGTATAGGAACTGCACTATATTTAGATCTGATTATTCCTAGTAATTCTTTTGATAACGCTAATGTATAACGCCTTATCCACTGACGACCAGGTGCATTTATACTGTTATACGTGATAAACTCGTATGGTGCATTTGAAGGATCGCTTACACTACCTGAGCTATAATCTCTACCAGTAGTATTTTTTTCATCTCTTACGTAATAT